GTAGCCGTCCGTGCTAAAAAAACAGCGTCAGACTTAGCACCCTTGCGTAGGTTGCATGACTTACATAGCACTTGAAGGTTATCCATCGAATGATCTCCACCTACCTTGCGTGGAATGATGTGATCGATGTGCATCTCACCTTCATCTGTTCCACACTTTGCACAAATACGCCCATCACGATTAAACACTCGCTCTCGCTGTGCTTTGTACCTACGGCTATTGAGCTTGTCTAGTGCCATCCGTATTTACTCCAGTGATCGAGGGCAACGCATGGTTCACCATAACGATTGCCAATGTAGTTAAGTCCCCATACTAACTGAGCCCAACCATCTTGGTCTTTAAGCCACTCACTGTTTCCTTGAGGAATACCATAATGAGATCCATTAGAAGCTTTAGGATTCCAATTAGATTCATGTGTATAAAGAGCATCTAAGCAGTTATATTGCTTGTAATTGAAATCTAATAAATAGAGAGAATAAGTCTTGTAATCAACGTATTGTTTTGAGTTTGTAGAGCCTGCGTCCGTAGGAAAGCATAGAGCTATCCCAAATGCTAGCAGCACCCCGCGGGCTACGGCCCTAAGGGGCCCGCGGTGAGCCTTTGAGAGGCTCTGCTCACTTAGCATAAAGCATGTGTCAACTACATTATTAAAAGTGCTGGTCAGAGCGGTGTTTCGTTTCATAGTTACCTCCTGTGGATAACTTCTGTGGATAACTATTTATCCGTTGAGTAGAAGCCCTTGCCCTTAAATACGGCTGGAGTAGCTGCAATAACTTTAGTCATTGGTTCATTACAGTAGGTGCATGGAATCACTGGTCGATCGTGCCATCCGTGATAGATCTCTTGACTAAGATTGCATCGTGTGCATTTGTAGTCATAGGCTGGCATGTCAAGCACCTCTGTATCATGTAAGACCCACAGGCTGAGCAGCGGTCAATGTCTGCTTCTGTGGGATCGATGGATAAGTGACCATACTTCAATTTAAGTAATTCAAGCAAGTCCTCGAAACGGATGATGGCGGCATACTCACGCACATCTTCTCCTTGTCCGTTTAGTCTCAGAACTGCAAAGCCTAATTCCCCCGAAATGACTGTGCGAGCTTTAATCTGAGCGAGAACTGCTTTGGGATTGAATCCAGCTCGTGCTTTAACCTCACAGTCAAAAGGCACATTCTGAACATCTTTTCCCTTTCCACGACCAACGGATGCGAACTCCCAGACTGACGAAAGGTAGTCAGCTACTAGTCGCTCGGTCGCGAAACCTCGGTACTTTCGGTGCTGGCTAGCCATTGACTGCTTTGCATTTACGGCATTGCCATGCTCCAACTACTGGATGCCCATCCTTAAACGCAATTTCAGCCACAATGTCATGAGCTTCTGTAGGCTCATTGCACATCTGGCAGTTGATAGTGTCAAACAATGGCACATCTTCCAAGTTAGTCCATGAGCCTGTTGTCTCATCAAAGTATTCTACGTAACCCATCATTTCAACTCCTTCTCAATAGCCTGAATAGTCAAACAAGGGTATTTTTGTTGGCAGTTGTAACAATAGACATCACCCGAACCAGAGGTGTGTTCGTAATGCAATTCAATGACTGCATTAAGTGCGTGCATTACCTGTACATCTCCACTGTATAACGCAATTACTAATCTGCGCTTAGTCTCTAAGAGCAACTCATCGTGTGTCATTATGCCCACGCTTTCTGTGGTACGAACTTGCCATCGGTACCAAGTTGGTACCACTTGGTAGGGCATCGATGAGCAGATGAAATTGCACTAGAGCAGAAGTACCCACCCCATGCCTTGCCATTCTTCTCACCTTCGCGCCATTGCATGTGTCCATGTTCGCAGCTTGGTGCTTCTACGGCTTCTGGCGTTCCCAATATCTGTGACACATGATCTATTGCCTTATCCAGAGTTACTGGAGCATCTACTACCTTGTTGTATTGACCTACTGGAGTAGTCCAATAATCTTGATCTTCTGCCTTGACTTCTTGAACTGGTGGCTTTGCTGGCTTAGCTGCTACCACCTTGCCCATTTCTTCTCGGCTTGGTCTCTTTCCTTTAGGCGCATAACCAGCATTTGCAAGTGCTCTGCCGATTGCCGAAGTCTCACAATTCTCCAATGCTGAAGTCTGATTGACCCCTCTAGCAGTAACTGTCTCCTCAGCGTACCCTGTTGCCCACGCGAGGCTATCAGAAGCATCTTTATACAGATACGCTTTAACAATGTATCGAGTAGCCTCGACCACTTCCAACTCAGTTGAAATACGGAACGCTGGATAGTCCTTAATAAACTTTTCAAGTCTCACCTCTACTGGCTCGTAATCGGCTAAATTAAACATTATTTCCCTTTCAAGTAGGTTGCTAAAACCCAAACTAAGTTCGCTATTGCAATTCCCAAAGCTAAACCTGAACTAAACTGATCAGACATAAAGCTCATCCTCTTCTGTTGCTAATTGTCCAGCAATTGCTGTGTAAGCGGCCATGTCGATCCAAGTGTCGATCTGCTGTGCTGATTCGAGACTTCTAGCCAACTTGACCAAAACCATGATTCCCGCGACCTGATAATCATGAATTGGAGTCTCAAGGTATGCACTAAGTAGCATTGCGGTTCTGCGCATGTTATCCGCTGGGTGACCATACGAGAGACCACGCTGAGAGATCGTGTCGGTGGCTGTGAGTAAGATTTCATTAGCGAGCATGGAACTCTCGATCCGCTTCAGCTTCTTTGTAGCCCATTGCCCAGCCCACGATAAACCATAGAGCGTTAGCGGCGAGTAAGATAATTACTGCTGGCACTTGTAAATCCATTTTTGTACCTATCTGTAGCAATGCCCTTGATTGCTTACAGGATTAGTGTCGCATAGATCCATGACAGATCAAGCACATTTAGATAACGAAATGATAACGATTTAAATGTACCCTAATGACCGTAAAGGTACATTTGTGGTCTCAATTGCAGTTGCTTTGTACCCTTTTACTGGTACAATTTCCCGTACAATGTGAAAGATCCATCCTTGTTGATAGGCACTAGGAATGGACTGACTCGATCTCCATGAGTCTCAATGACTGCTACTGACATCTGCCAATTAGCACTCCCAGCCTTCAGATAAGAGGCTTTCTTCTTATCCATGACATTTCCTGCCTCTAAGCCCCATAAAGTCCTGTATGAGGCTCCTATGCCCTCGGTGAAGGCACTAATGCCTGCTCTGTGGGTATGTCCGCAGACTACTGACTTGCCAAACTTCTTAGCCAAGCCTAAAGCTGTGAGTCCTGCATTGGAGTTCATCGATCCTTCGTCTCCGTGGACTAAAACCCAGTTGCGGTGGAACTCGAATGGCTTCTTATGAAAGCGTATCCCCATGCTTGAGAAATCCATAAAGTTGGCATAGTCGAGTTCTGGAAGTCCGATGAGACTAGGAGCTCCTCTAACGAGAGTGTGGTATAGGCGATCGGTGTGGTTGGATCGAGTGATGTCGGTAGTGCCAAGATCCCAGAGGATGTTTTGAGCGAGACTTCTATCGGCATCTAATTGTCCCTCATACTCTAGATGAGTCCCCTTCGCCCATTTTGACTGACTTTGCATGTCCAATTCATCGCCCGTATTTAATACGAGGTCGAACTTCTCACGCTTTACTAACTTGATTAGATTTCTAACAGCTTGTTCATGGTGATAAGGGATCTGAAGATCCGAGATCACTAGGTAACGCTTTTTAGTCGTCATCATCCTCATCTTCGTAATTGCCGAACTTCTCTGGTTCGACTGGATCTGGCAAGATCCACCCTGGGTAGGACTGGGTATCAGTAATCATGAATAATGTAACGCCTTCAGAAAACCCTGCTTTTCTTAGGCTTTTGTAATACTCATGCAAGCCAATGCAATAAGCATCTAGCTTTGAGTAGCCTTGCTCCTCTAATGCCTTAGTTACTTTTCTTGCCATGACAAAAATTATCGCTCTAGGAGGATGTTATAGATCTCATCGACACGCTGATTGAGTCGTTTGATCTCAGATAGCAGATGTGTGATGACATAGCCAGCCAAGCCACCGATGATGCCGATGGTGGCAATGTAGAGAGTAAAGAAGTCTTGTTGTGTCACTTTTTAGGGCTCGCGTATCCGAATACCCCAGACAGCACTGCCCATAGCACAGCGCGGTAATCTGCCTCGAAGTTAGATGATGCCCAAGCAGCTAGAAATGCTCCAGCAGCAAGGTAAACAGGGTTTTTAATATTCTTCATTATTCTCCGCCTAACATAGGTACTTGAAAAAAAGCCCCATCATTATCAGCTTCTTTCTTAAAGCTGACATGCATGTGGTGATTATGTTTATTAGCCCCTGTGTATTTGCGCCATTTCCAGTTAAGGATGCTGGAGCAGATTTGTCCGTCGAAAATGATGTAAGCAATACGCTTGTCTGCTTTTGACTTTGATAAGGCACGAAGCTGATCTGCAAGATCGCCCATGATGTCTGGCTTGCTCGATTTGAATAAGTCACGATCGACATCAATGGCACGAACCCAGCCCTGCTCATCAGGATTATGATCAGACTTGCGAGCAGCGTGTCTGGTATCACCAATCCAGCCATCCGATGTGCGGTCACGATCTGGGAATGAGTCATCGACTTGTTCCCTTAATTGGATCGCAGCTTTACTTAGTCTTGGCTTCATCCGACAAAATTGGTGTGGATTGTTCCGCTTTAGGCTTGTCTCTGTTGAGGTATGCCTGATAGTCAGAGTTAGCCTCGTCAATAGGTATCCACCAGATTGTGCCGTCTGGGTCGGTTCTTTTAATTGACTTGTTGCCAAGTTCGTTTGTCACTTCTTCATAAATTGGTTTTGTCATTTTACAACTCCGAACTGAAATCGATTGAGGCGTTTGTTTGAACTGCATTTGCAGATCCAGCATTTCCAGCAGTTGCTGCCGAAGTTGTCACCGTAACCGAATACAAATCTGCATTTGCAATATCTAAAGACATTGAGGTTGCTGCTCTGGCTGCACCATTTGAATAGACAGTAAAATTTGTTGGATTATTAAAAGTGGCTGACGGTGTTGTTCTCATCGTCTGCTTCATTTGTACTCCAATTACTATTAAAGTTGAACTGTAATAGTTTCCAACACCTAAAGGTCCAGTTGTACCAGCCGCGTTGTATCGGTAGAAATAACGCTGGCAAGCGGCTAATTCTCCTTGAATTGTTCCGCCAGCACGTGTGAATTCCGTAGGCACAGATCCAATTTCTAGCATCGCTTGGCTAAGATCCAACACAGATGCGTTAGCTGTTGCTCCATTGTATTGAACTAATACTCTTAGCGAGTTTGCTGTGCCGTCATTTGGTACAGATGCGGTCACGCTTGCTGTGTACCAATCTGCGCTAGTGGTGCCTGTTGGAATAGATGCAAGTGGAGTAATGGTCTGCTGAATTGTTGTCCAAGTTGCGCCGACTCCACCATCGACAGTAGAGGATTTATCCAATTTCAAAACAAAACCTGAATTATTTACTGTGGCATTTCTGCGCATTTTTATAGATACAGTTACAGTTTTGCCCCAGTATTGCTCAGCATTTGCTGTTTCAATATATTGGCAAATATCAGAATAAGAACCACCAGCCGTTGAAGTTGCTCTTAAATAATAGCGTGAACCATTTGGTGCACCGCTTGATTGCTGGCTAAATGTAATAAAAGCAGCACCACCATTTGAAGTCCAGCGATCAGCAAAATAATTGGCTGGACTAGCAAAAGATGTACCTCGTTGCCAAATATCAAAGTTTCCGTTAATGATCGCGTTCTTGCCAGCAGCCTGTGAACCCTGATAACGCAAACCTGTTGAAGTGGAACTATCTGCTACGAGTGTCTCACCGTTGTTTCCTACTGCTAGGCGGGCTGGAGTAGAAGCTGCTGTAGCTGCGACAAGATCACCCTTTGTAGTCACTGTGGACTTAGGGGTCATTGTCGCCATTGTGGTATCGATGGCATTGCCCAGCGTACGAATAGCCAGAGCACCATTCTTGACTAGATCTGTATTGTCTGGCTCTAGCCAGCCGTAATTAGGACTTGTTGCCATTTAGTTAAGTGCTCCGATCGCATTGTTCCAAGTAAGTGTAGCATTTGTGGTCGCCCATGTTATAGT